ACTTAAAATCAACAAATTAATTTTAAGAATGCAACGACTTATCAGAAAAAGCAAAAATGGTCAAGACCGATTTACGGATATTCGCGTGGAAGACAATGAGGATGGTACCGCATACATTGTAAAAACCTCTGGAATCGTGGGTGGCAAAGAAACCGTATCGAAAACGTTAGTAACCACGGGATACGAAAAAGCGGTCGCCCGGGCAAAAACCATGTGGAAAAATGAAAAAATCAAATGCACCGCCATTCTTCCGATGTTGGCAAATAAATGGGAAGATCGTCACAAGTACATTTCAGAGCCGTTTTACGTCCAACCGAAACTCGACGGTGTTCGTCTTTTAGTGTCGAAGACTGGGTGTTATTCACGAACGGGGAAGATTGTACCCGGAACAGAGGTATGGGGAAAAGACCTCAAGGAAGGTGAATATTTGGACGGCGAGTGTTACGTCGAAAACAAAACGTTCGAAGAAATTACGAGCCTCTTCAAAACCGACCCACTCAAACTGGAATTTCACGTGTTTGACTACTTCGACGTGAATAGACCGGAACTGACGTTCGATGAGAGATTACATACGGGTCACTGTACCGTCAAAACGATCAAGGTACAAAAGAAGGCCGATCTTCGGAAACTCCACAAAGCTTTCGTTGAAGATGGGTTCGAAGGAACAATGATCCGAGACAGAGAAAGTGTGTATGAACCGGGTAAAAGAAGCAACTATCTCCTCAAATATAAGGATTTTCAAACCGAAGAATATGAAATCGTTGGGTACAAGGTTGGCACGGGACGCGAAGAGGGTACCGCCGTGTGGGAGTGTAAAGTGGGAGATCAGACGTTCTACGCCAAGCCCGAGGGTACGATGGCCTACCGACGAAAATTACTCAAAAACAAAGATGCATACATGGGAAAAATGCTCACGGTTCGTTTCCAAAATTTATCCGCCTATGGTGTTCCTAGGTTTCCCGTCGGAATAGCAGTTAGAGATTACGAATGATACATTGTTATACTATGAATACAAAAATTGCCGTCGATATGGACGAAGTCCTCGTTAAGTTCCTAAAACCAATGTCCGTATGGAAGGGTTACAAATTGCCAAACAAAATACACTATCCTTACGTCTATAGAGAAATATTCAATATACCCGAAGAAGAATCGGCAAAAATGGTTCGGGGATTTTATAACAGCGATGCTTTTAAAAATTTAAAACCCATTCCCGGATCACAATACGCGATGCTTTCCATCAGAGACACCGCGAAGAAAATGTATATAGTCACGGGGAGACATGACGCGTCGAGGGAAACGACCGAAAATTGGGTACACGAGTATTTTCCGGGTATTTTTGACGACGTCATCCTCACGAACAGTTATACACCCCACGAAGTTTCAAAAGTGGATATATGTCGGTCTCTCGCTATAAATTCTATTATTGATGATAATATCGATATATGTAACGATTGTATCAACAATGGGATAAAAGCTATAAATTTTATCGGTGACGGTACAGAAATATATCCGTGGTGTTGGAGTCCGAACTTTCCGGAAACAGATATGTTAAAAATGCAATATGGGTGGAAGAAATGGAAACCGTATGATATTTAATTTGGAGGGGTGGGCCAAACAATTTTACTAGGAATGTTATTTTCGTCTAGTGTGATTGGTTGTGTACTCGGTAGGTCTCGAAGAGCTTGCCTGTATACAGCCCATTCACTTATTTTTGTCTCTTCGAGTGGACAATCACGTGTTTGTGTCCAATCGGACCTCATTAGAAGTTTCGCTCGTTCTTCCCTTAGCCTGTACAACATACCGGCTATAATGGCTTCTGGGGGTATATAGTTAGGGTTATCCATATATATATTCATGACATTATTTTAATTTAGAAGAAAAGAACTTACCGATTAGAAAGCCATCAGTCGAGTGATCTCGACGCTGACGCCAGGTAAGGTAATGTTGGCGTACCCCAGTATCTGTAATTTCGCAACCCCATAGTTTCCTGAGCTTCCGTTACTTTTAAGCCGGAACTCAAGACGGTTTACCGCTCGATGATGATACCATTGATTCGTTTGGAGAGTTTCCTCCGGTGCCCAGGTGTAGTAGCTTCCTGTACCATCGTGTATCCGCGCCACACACGCGGCTCCACCGAACCAATACGGTGAGGTCGTGCCCCAAGCCACATGTATTACGAATACACCGTGTCCATAACCACCGAAGTTCCCTATATCGTGCCATTGACCAGAAGTCATGGAGACACTATTGCTAAATATTTGGTTCCTCTTCAATGCAGATCCCATATCGACTACTCCCGGTATCTTAACCTCGTAGCTCGAATGACCCAAACTCAGTGGACCATTATCATTTCGGATTGTGTAGCAACTTGGTCCACCGTCACCAGTTCTCGCACTACCGTTGATGAAATGTGCCGCGCCCCCACTGCTTGTACCGGGTCGGGGAACGTTTAGAAAGAAGCTGTAATCATTTGTGGCGACGGTCGGTGTCATTTTTTGGAAGGGGGCGTGTTGGGGGCCTACCATTTGCAGATTCCCGTACGCGGTTATACGCACCTTTTCAGACGCGGGTGCGTTACTATCTGGATTTGTCCAGAATTGAAGTTCTGAACCATAATTGTTTCCTCCTCTTGCGTTGATAATGCTTGAATTTCCTCTATCTCCCGAATTAGCAGAGTTGTACATTTGAATACCACAAATGTCACCCGCCGCGTTAACTTTATGCCCCCTGATCCTGATATATTGCGGAGTCGTTTCGGCATTACCCCCAACTTGTAATTTTACACCTGGATTATTCGTCCCGATGCCGACGTTGCCGTTACCATTATTTATGGTAACCCGCGTGTTTACGACGCCATTGGACATCGTTTTAATCTGGAAAGGAACGACACCATTCCCTTCGTCTTTACTACTTATAATAGTTCCATAAACATCATTTCCAGTTTGTAGAAATAATTGATTTTCTGAACTTTTTATTTGCAATTTGTACGAAGGTGAGTTCGTCCCGATACCGATGTTGCCGTTCTCATTTATACGAATACCAGAAGTATCATTCGCCCACGGAGCGATGTAAAACCCTTTATTAGCCTCGTTAGTACTAGGGGCAGAATCCGTACTGAAAACTATACCTAGGTCTCCTGCTTTGACTATACCATTATGACCTCCCTGAGCAGCATTTGCTATAAGTTTTGCGTGTCCCGAGGACGAACGCACCTGTATACCCGCATATGCCGTCGCACCCACATAGCAATCAAGTTGCATACTCGGACTCGCCGTCCCGATGCCAAGATTTCCCGATGAGTCGAGTACCATATTCTCGACGTTGTTGATGTACCATTTATGCCACGCGGAATAATATCCGAGTCCGCGCCACGCCACTCCTGGTGCCAGTGAAATTATAGATGCGTGTGAGTTCGTGGAGACACCAAAACCAAGACCTTGTGAGTTTCCGTTCGTGATATCACCGAAAACTACCTTAGTGGCGTCCCATGTGGCAGTTGCCGCCGACGCATCAGCAATATCTACTTGTAATTTACCGAAGGGGTTATTCGTCCCGATGCCGACGTTACCCACGAAATACGAATTGAGTGTTTTTGTCGTGTTCGGGGTGAGTGTCGTGGCCGTCGGACCGCTATCACTGAAACCAAACGTCAGTGCGTCCGTGGATTCGTCCCAAAACATGGCCACGTTACTGTTCGTGGTACTGCTTCCGTCGTTACGAACCATTAAGAAACCGAGATCCTTCGCGGCACTCGAATTACCCTTCCCACACTCGATCACGCCGTCTTCTATGGCGAGAGATGTAGTATTTATGAGTGTGTTACTCCCATTTACGATGAGATTACCGGACGCTCGGATATCACCGGCGACATCCAGTGTGTATTCAGGAACGGACGTTCCCACACCGACGAGACCGTGGGTGTATGATATGTTACTCGACAATCCGGCACTGTCGTACTCTTGAGCCCACTTTTCACCGTTGGACACCTTTAAATTTTTAATTTTACGAGCCACCGGTGAATTGTGCCACCACCTGATGTATCCCGTCGTACCCGTATCGTAAGTTCTCGGACGAAGTTCATCCTTGAATCGGAAAACGTTTTCACCGTTTATGGATACGAGCGTCGTATCGCGATCGAAGAGAACCTTGACTTTGCGATACACGCCGTTATTTAACGAGGATGAGAGTGTTGCCGTGTGGAGGGCTGATCCGCCGTCGTACGTTAATATAATGCTCGTATCGTTGAAAGAGAGGTTATAGCCATTGAATGAAGTCCCCAAATTGGAGTCGTTATAGTAGTTAAAGTTACACGGTAATCCCGTTCCACCGGCGGCTAATTCCAAATCGAATTGTGCCATGAACATATTCGGGGGTTTAACCGCGTACGCCACGTTTGCCGTGTATTCCGTTGTATCCACGTGAAGAACGGTGTTACGCGCCACGTTATTCAAAACAGTATCGAACCCCGTGACATTAGAAAATTCCATCTTAGAAACCCGGAGCGTCGCTCCTGTGATATCTAAGATTCCATTCGGTGGTTGAATAGACATTTAATATTTACAAATGTTTTTTTTGGTAATATTAAACGTTGTGTATCCTACATTTTTTTGTACATTTAAGATTCGAGCGCCGTGACCCTGAGGACGAGAGATGAAAGATC